GACAGCATCGGCGTGGCGTCTCGCGACGTAACGGCGAACGGCTCAACGTCCTATTCGTCGGGCGCGTCGTTCCCGTTCACCAAGCAGTCCCATTCCGGCATGATCATCGCCTTCAAGGTGGCGAGTGGTGGCGGTGGGCAGTCGATAACCGGGAGCCTGTTCACCAATTCGAACAGCTTCTATGGCGCTACAGTCGGGCGGGGCGCGGTAAACATCAGCGGTGCGCTGTATAGCGATGCCGACACGTTCTATGCTGCCACGCTGAGCAAAACATACGCGATAACAGGCGCGCGTTTCGACAATTCGGCGCAATTCTACGCCGCAACGGTTGCTCCCGGCGCGGTCACGATTTCCGGGGCGCTGTTTACAGATGGAGATGCTTTCTACGCGGCAACGATAGGACGTGGCGACGTCAACATTGCGGGATCGCTCTACACCGACCCGGATAGCTTCTATGCTGCCACGGTTACGCAGCCTGGGTCGTCTCCTGTTTGGGTGGCGTGGGCCAACGTAGCGGCGAGCACGGCGGCTACAAGCGTAGCGCCGGTCATTCCAACCGGCTCGACTGGCGATCTGCTCATCCTATCGGCAGGCTGCATTGGGTCCAACACTGCTTTTGTAGTCACGAAGTCCGGTGCTGACGACTGGAACCTGATTGCCGATTTTGATGTTGGCACTAACCGTGTCGGCTTCTGGTGGAAGCGAAAGGAGGCGGGCGAAACCGCACCAACCGTATCGAATGCGGGAAGGACGAGCACCAATCTTCTGACATCGGCAATCGATTCATATACCGGGAGTCTCGGATCAGGTGATCCAATCATTAATGTCAGTCAGGCGGCGGTTACGTCCGGTGCGATTATCGGGCCTGCTCTCACTACGACGCGGAGCAATTCACTAGCTGTAACCCGCTTCATGCGGCTGGGCGCGAACACCGCGACGACGCCGACAGCGCCTTGGGTCGAGGATCGCGACAACGGTACGTCTGGCGGTGGTGGCGCTCGGTTCTATGGTGACAGTCAGACTGTTCTCACACCTTCCACCGTAACAGCGTCCAATCGTGGTGGCTCAGGAGCCAATTTCGGTGCGGTGGCATTCGAGATTGTCAGCGAGTCGGCGGCGGAACAGGCTGTTTCTGGTGGATTATTCAGCAATGCCAACGCATTCTATGGCTCGACCGTCAGCGCATCCTACACTGTCTCAGGCGCACTCTATTCAGACGCTGATGCGTTTTATGCTGCCACTGTCTCGACCAGCTATGCAATTGCAGGTTCGCTTTACACCGACGCGGATACGTTCTTCGCGGCTTCGATCAGCCAGCCGAACACGCCGCAGACCATCACAGGGCAGCTTTACGCCAACGATAATCAGTTTTTTGGCGGCGTGGTTGCTGGTGGCGCTTCGGCCTCAGCAACCTCATCCGGTGGCGTTGGCACCACATGGGCGCGCAAGACCCTTTCGCAGATCGAGCGGGAGAAGAAAGCAGCACTCAAGCGCGCGAAAAAGCGCGTCGTGCAGATCATCGAAGCCGATCCGCCTCAATTGGGCGAATTGCTTCAAATCGTGCGGGAAGAAGTGCGGCAGGAGGCCGTCGAATTCCCGTCAACCGTCGTCAACGACATCATCAGCCGGCTCCACATGCAGATGCGGGCGGCTCTCATTCGCAGGATCGAAGAAGAGGACGAGGCAGACGCCGAATTCCTCTTGCTCGTAGCCTGATGGACGTTCGCGCCACGTAACGGCGCAAAACTGCACCAACCTCGAAAGGATGTGCGCACATGGACGGCGAACAGGAAACTATTGTCGCGGTAGACCCGGATACACCGGTAATCGAGGCGGAAGTAGAGAATGATGAGCCAGTAAACCTCGACGCAGAGGCGGCTGCGGAAGCCGACGATGATGGCGAGGGCGTAGATGATGATGGTAGTCAGGCGGACGAAGACCCGCTTGATGAACTTGACTTCAACTACAAGAAATACAGCGTCCCAAAGTCGCTGAAAGAGAGCGTGGAGCAGCTTCGATCTGCTTACACGAAACGCGCTCAGGAAGATGCCGTCGCTCGCAAGGATCTGGACGAACGTTCACAGCGTCTCGACCAGCAATTCCAGGCCAGCGAGGAATATCTTGACGCGCGGGCGGACCTTCGTGTGGTGACGAAGGAGCTGGAACGGTTCAAGGAATACGATTGGACGCAGTACCAGCAGCATCGTTTGAGCGATCCGCTGAGCGCGGATGAGGCGTGGAACTACGCGCAGCATCTCCGCGACCAGAAAGGCCGGTTGGAGGCCTCGATCCAACAGCACGAGGGGAAGCGATCTGCCGAGGCGACGCGAGAAATCGCTAATCGTATGCAGCAAACGCACGAACACGTGAAAGCCAATCTCAAGGGCTGGACTCCCGATACCGACAAGCAAGTGATCGATTTCGCAATGTCCAAGGGCATCACCGCAGACGAATTGCGGAACACGATGGACCCTCGAATTTACGAGATGATCTACCTCGCCCGCATCGGTGCCCAGGTCCTCAACAAACCGGCCCCCAAGCCTACGGCGCAAGCCAAGCCGACCGAACCACTCAAGGTTGTCGGCGGACGCTCGACGCCAGCCGCTCGCAAGTCTTTGGCCGACATGGACATGGACGAGTACGCGGCAGCCCGAAAGGCAGGGCGCGGGGCCTGATCCACTAAACCCCTGATTGAACGTCGGATGACGTCCAGTCCCAGCGCGGCCGCGAGCCGCCCGATGGAGAACTACCATGGCACAGAACGTGCTGACTGCGGATATCATCGCCAAAGAGGCGCTGACCATCCTCGACAACAACCTCGTAATGGCGAAGCAGGTGTTTCGCGGTTACGAAAATGAGTTTGACAAGAAGATCAACGGCTACGAGGTGGGTGAAACCATCTCTATTCGTCGCCCGACTGACTTCACCGTGCGCAACACGGCAACCATGTCGGCTCAGGAAGTGAAGGAAGGCAAGACCACCATCACGGTCAATCAGCGCCGTGGCGTTGACTTCCAGTTCTCGTCCCAGGACCTGACCTTGAAGATTGGCGATCTGTCCGAGCGCGTTATCAAGCCGGCGATGGTCCAGCTTGCCAACGAAATCGACCGTTCAATCATGGCGGAATACTACAAGGTTCCGTCGTGGGTCGGTACTTCGGGCAAGAAGGTCGGCAACTACGGCGAATTCTCCAAAGCTCCCGAGCGCATGGACGAATATGCCAACCCGACCGATGGTCGTACGGCTGTGCTAGCTCCTGCCGACCATTGGGGCCTGCTCGGTTCGCAGACCGGCTTGTACATTCAGGATGCGGCCAAGGGCGCCTATCGCCAAGGGTCGCTGGGCTCTATCGGTGGCGTTGACACCTACATGAGCCAGAATGTTCCGGCACATACGGCGGGAACGCGCACCAACGGCACGATTGGTGCCTCCATCACGACCTCGACCATCACCTATGAGGCGGTCAAGGATTCGATGGAGCAGACGATTTCGCTGGCTGGCCTCGGCACTACGAACACCATCAAGAAGGGTGACGTGTTCACGATTGCCGGCGTCTACGCCGTCAACCCGGTGACCAAGGCTCGGCTTGGCTTCCTGAAGCAGTTCACCTGCCTGGAGGACAAGACGGCTTCAGGCGGCGCGACCACGGTGAAAATCTGGCCTGCCATGATCTGGTCTGGCGCTTTCCAGAATATCGACACCGCCTTGTCGGACCTCAACACGCAGGTTGTTACCTGGCAGTCTGCGGCTAGCGCCGTGGATCGTCAGAACCTCGTGTTCCACAAGAACGCCTTCGCTCTCGTGTCGGTGCCTCTGGTGTCGCCTCCGGGCGCGGTGGACGTTTCCCGCCGTTCCTACAAGGGGACCAACGTTCGCGTTATCCCCGTCTATGACGGCGTGAATGATACCAGCGCTTTCCGTCTGGATATCCTCTACGGCGTCCAGACCATTGATGCGCGTCTTGCTCATCGCCTCAGCGGCAACACGACTCCGTAAGGCGTCATATCGAGGGGCTGGCTTCGGCTGGCCCCTCTCATTCTAGCGCGGGGTGAGTGATGGCAATCACCAACTACACCGAATTGCAGCAGGCCGTTTCCGACTGGATGGCTCGTGGCGATGTGTCTGGCAATGCAGCCGATTTCATCACGCTTGCAGAGGCACGGCTGAACCGCGAACTCAACCCGGTCGAGACAGATGTGGCGCTCGTCGGTGTCATATCCTCCCGCACCATCGACATTTCCTCAATCGCGATGGTCAAGCCAATCGCCCTGTTCGTCGCTGATACTGGTGGCGAGCGGCCATTGCTCATGAGGGCAAACGGCACATTCCCCTACATCGACAGCGAGGGGATGCCTTCTATCTGGTCAATCGATGGTTCAACTATCGCCTTCGACCGACCTTGCGATCAGGCCTACAGCTTCAGGTTCCGCTATCAGGAGCGGTTTGCGCTTTCTGGCAGCGTCACCACCAATTCACTCTTGAGGGACCATCCAGACGTCTATCTCGCGGCCTCGCTGATGTGGGGCGGCGTGTTTACGCAGGATGGGGCCTTTGCAGCGGGCCATAAGGGGCTTCTGGATGAGGCAATCCCGGCAATCCGCAGCACCATCGCACAATCGAAGCGCGGTGTTCTGACTGTCGATCCCGGCCTTGTCGCCGCCAATCGTTCTGATCGCTGGTATCTCGACGCATGATCAGATTTGCAAATTTCGAGCCAGATCGGACGAAATACGCGCTCGATGCTTCTACATCGTTGGTCAATGCCATTCCCGTCGCTGATGGATGGGGACCGTTGCCCGATCTTGTTCCGCTCACACAGGCGCTTGCGGGCCCATGTCTCGGCGCTTGGTCCGTCCGCAAGACGGACGGCACCTACCGGATATTCGCGGCGACCGCGACTGCCATCCTCGAATTGAACGGCACCGATTATTCGTGGGATGATGTTTCCGGGGGTTCAGCTCCTTACGCCTGCCCGGTCGGGGATAAGTGGAGCGCAACCAAGTTCGGTCAATTGCTGATCCTCTGCAATCTCGGTGGGCCGCAGCAGTATATCGATATCGACACCGGAACGGCTTTTGCCGACCTGCCGGGTTCACCACCTTGGGCGCGCTACTGCGCGACGGTTGGCGAATATCTGGCTCTTGGCTACATCTCGGGCTTCCCGAACCGTCTCATGCTCTCAGGCATTGGAGATGCGGGCTTCTGGACGCTCGGTCAACGCGGCTGCGACCTACAGGACTTCGCGGACGGCGAAGAAATCATGAATATCCAAGGCGGCGAGCGGGGCGCAATTCTCTCCCATCGCTCTGCCTTTACCGAAGTGGCTTTGACTTCGGGCGGGGATTATTCCTTCACGACGAGGGTCATCAACCCGTCTCGCGGTGTCATCGCGCCTTTGTCGGTCGTTCCCATTGGCCCAGGCATCTTCTGCTATCTCGCTCAGGATGGGTTCTTCATGAATGTGGAGGGCAAGCCCATCGGGGCCGAACGTGTCGATGGGTGGTTTCAGTCTCTCGCGGACAGCCAGTATATCGCAGAAGTCAGGGGCTTTGCCGATCCGTTTCGCAAAATCGCATGGTGGCAGTTCCAGGACGTGACCGGCACCAAGTATCTGCTCGGTTATCACTGGCAATTGGATCGCTGGTGCTACGGCGACAACAATGTTTCCGAAATGTGCATCATGGCTACGCCCGGCGTGACATGGGATGGCATCGAGACGCTGTTTCCCGATTGGGACAGTGCCGACATTCCTTGGGATAGCGCCTTGCTGGCGGGTGGCGCACTCCGGTTCGCTGCCTTCGATGCCGACAACAAGCTGGGGTTTTTTACCGGTCTTCCAAGGGCCGCGACGCTCACCACGGCGGACATTGAACTCAATCCCGGCTCGCGCTCGTTCCTGCAAGAGGCCCGTGTCTACACCGATTGCACGGATTTCACGCTGAAGGCCATTACCTCGGACAAGCATGGCGGCGCGAGAACAACGGGGATGCCGGTCGCGCCTTATGGGGCAACGGGCATCTGCCATTTCCGGTCCTCTGCCCTGATTCATGCGCTCCAGATGGATATTCCGGCCGGAACGGACTGGAACCACGTCATAGGCGTTGAGCCGAAGGCAAGGGCAGGGGGGTTGCGATGAGTATCCTTGTCGCCGTCCCCGGCAATGTTCAACAGCCGACCTCGGTCAAACTGCCGACCACCAACGCAACGGACGTGCTTTCGCTCTCTATCGATACGGTTGGCGGCACGACGACGGTGGTTGGTATCATCATCGTCAATCAGGACCCATCAGCTCAGAAAGTCACCGTCTGGTGGAATGACGGAACGACCGATTTCGCCATTTTCGAGCGGTCGGTCCCGGCAAATGAGACTGTCACGGTCGCACTTGATGCGCCAATCGTCCTCTACACCAAGGCATCAGCCAAGAAAATCAAGGCGCAGGCTGCAAAGGCCAGTGTTGTGACGGTCACCGTGCTTTCGACGCTTTCAAGCCAACGGGCGCAGGCATGAACGTAACGCTGGTTCCACTGCATCTCGTGGACGGGGTGTGGCCAAGCGTCAAGGACGGGTTTCAGAGAGCTTCGGACAGGTTCGGCGGCGATCTGACCGTGGGTGAACTCTGGCAGGGGTGCCGCGCCGGGCACTGCTTCCTGTTCGTGGTCCACGACGATCAGAAGGTGGTCGCTGCGACTGTCTGGAAGCCGGAACTCTGGCGGTCAGGCGGGAAATTCCGGTGCCTGGCTCTCTATGGCGTCCAGATGGACCAGTGGATGCCGGAACTTCACGAAAGGGTGAAGCAGGCAGCAGTGAATTGCGGCGCGACTTCGTTGGTCGCGGAAGGCCGCGATGGCTGGAAGAAGATTTTCCCCGAGGCGAAACCGCTTCGGACGCTCTACGAGGAACGAATCTAATGGGCGGTAGCAACAAGACCACAACCACCAGCACGAACACGCCCTACAAGGCTGCTCAACCCCTGCTCGATAAGGGCATGGGCGATGCCTTGAAGCAGTACAATGCAGGCGGATTGGTCAAACCAAACACCATGTCAACCGTCGTTCCCTTCTCCCAGCAGACGACGCAGGGAATGGGCGCGCTACAGGGCCTCGCCAACGACAATATTGGTGGGAATGGCCTCTCCGGACAGTTGCAGGGCATCATTGATAACGGCGGCTACAATGCCGACCAGCAGACAGCGCTTGAAGGCATCAGGAACACCGCGACCGGCGCGTTCGACATCAATTCTGATCCCGGCTTCCAGCAGGTATTCGACAAGACGCAAAACGCCGTCAATCAGAACGCGGCAGGCTTGGGCCGGTACGCGTCTGGAACGCATGAAGGGGTCATGACCCGCGAGCTTGGCGACCTCGGCGCACGGCAGTATCAGAATTTTCAGTCTCGAAAGGACAATGCGCAACAGCAGTTGTTCAATGCTGGACAGACCGGACAAGGCAACATGGTGTCTGCTTTCGACGCGGCACAGGCTCCATCGAACGTCCTCATGGGCCTCGGTTCGATGTCCGAAGACCTTTACGGCAGAACACTCAACGACCAGCTTCGGATTGCCAACGAAGCGCAGAACGCCCCTCTGGCCAATATCCAGGCACTCCTTGCTGCGGCCAATGGAGCGGGAGCCTACTCGACCGGCACGCAGACGGCACAGGGTCCTAGCAACACATTCTCGAACATTGCTGGCGCGGGGCTTGGCGCAGCCAGCCTTGCCAATTCCGGGGGCAAACTCTGATGGGCGGCAGTTCAAAATCAGCAGCACCGGCAGCGACCACACCAGCGGCGACCACGCGCCCGACAATGACGGTCCCTGCGGCCATGCCCGGCCAACTCGATGCGCTCTCTGCCCAATTGGCGGCTGGATATGGCCAGTCCCAGCCGGATATCCTCGCCCTGCTCAATCAGTACTACAAGCCGATGGAATTGCCGGATTACAGCCCGCAGCCCGCAGCTACGACGTCGCCGCGCCCAACCACAACGACGCCTGCGGCCAGCCCGAGGCCCGTTGCCAGTGGCGGTACGCGCCGCGATCCGAACGGCGGAATCAACAGGTAGGAGACGCCAATGCCGATGTTCAATTTCGGGCAGCAACAGGCGCAGGTGCCGCAGCAGGCCCAGCCTCAAGGTGGCGGCTTTCTCCAGCAACTTCTTGCGCCTGAAAACGCCATGCCTATCGCAGCGGCTCTCATGGGTCAGCAGGGCAACGGCCAGAACTTCGCCAATGCTTTCTCAGCCTACGGGCAGACAGCGGCACAGACGGCTGGAAAGAACCGCACATTGGATTTCTTCCGCAAGAATGCGCCCGAATATGCCGAGATGGTGCAGGCTGGCATGCCGGTCAACGAGGCTTGGCAGACCTATACGCAACAGCGATATGCGAAGGAACCGAAGGGGCAGGGCTTCATCAATGCTGGCGGCGGCAATCTGTTCAACACCGATACGGGCGAATGGGTTTCGGCTCCGGGCGGCGGTGTCGATAGTGTGGCCGGTCTTACGCCTGTATGGCTCAGGGACAAGAAGACGGGAAAGCCGGTCCTTGGGCAGATGCGCAAGGATGGCACGGTCGTTCTGTCCGGAATGCCTGACAGCGCCGAGGCGATTGGCCCTTATGACGTGAATTTTGACAAGGCAGCGGGGACCGAGGCCGGGAAGGGAACGGGCGCGGCACAGGTGGCATTGCCCGGCGCTACACAGATGGCGACGGAACTTGATCGGCAGATACAGGAACTCAAAAGCGACCCATATCTGCCGAATATGCTCGGGCCGGTTGACTCTCGTCTACCGAACGTATCGTCAGACGCCGCGCGTGTTCAGGGCAAAATCAACCAGCTTCAAGGCGGTGCGTTTCTGCAAGCCCGACAGATGCTCAAGGGCGGCGGTGCCATCACCGATTACGAAGGCAAGAAAGCCGAGGAAGCATTTGCCCGCCTATCGCAGGCTCAGACGGTGGAAGACTTCAATCAGGCGCTGGATGACTTCAACTATTTCGTACAGCAGGGCTTGCGTAAGCTGGAAGCTCAAGCGGGGCGGCAGGGGATGGATCAAGGCGGATTTCCTCATCAATCTGCACCGGCTCCGCAGGGTGGAAACCGCACACAATCCGGCGTCACTTGGACGGTTGAACCATAATGGCGACACTCAACATTAATGGCCGGCGCGTCAAAGTCGATGACAGCTTTCTATCGCTCTCTCCCGAGCAGCAGAACGCCACCGTCGATGAGATAGCGCAGAGCCTTGGCGTGCAGCAGGCACCGGAAGCCTCACAGGCCGCTTCCGAACTGTCAGCCATGACTCGGGCGCTGGACAAGGGGCCGGAAGGCAACCCAGTTGCAGATCGGCAGCGCGCGCAATACGACGCCTTGCCCGAATGGCAGAAGCCGATAGTGGCTGCGGGCGACACGCTGCAACTGTTCGCCAACGGCGCAACAATGGGCTTTGGCGATAAGGCCGTGGCCGGCGCGCGTTCCATGTTCACCGACAAGACCTATGAGCAGGAATTGGCAGACGCCCGCACCAAGACGCAGGAAGCCCGAAACAGGGCGCGTGGTGCCGGCACAGGCGCGGAGATTGCCGGCGCTGTCGCAACTCCAATGAAACTGGCAGGGAAGGGCGCTACGCTCGCCGGTCGCTTCGGAACAGCCGCAATGACTGGCGCGCCCGGTGTTCTCGCCCGCACCGGCCTTATGGCTGCGGAGGGCGGCGGGTACGGTGCCTTGACCGCTGCTGGCAACGATCAGGATATTACGACGGGCGCGGGCATTGGCGCTGTGGGTGGCGGGCTTGGCAATCTGGCAGGCGAGGCTATCAGTGCCGGTGTCAGCAAGGTTGCAGGCAAGTTCAACCCCAAAGCGCCGCAAATGGGCGTCGATGACCTCAAGGACTTGGGGAGGGCTGCGTACAAGCGTGCTGAAAATGCCGGTGTGATGTTCAACCAGAACGGCGTCAACAAGCTGCGCTCCGACGTTATTCAAGACCTCACAGCGCGCGGCTACCACGATGTCAACGAACCAGGAGTGAAGCCTGTTCTCGATTATCTAGCGAGGATCGGGAATGGCAATGTCACGTTCGAAGGCTTAGACACGCTGCGCAAGATTGCAGCAAACGGCTACCGTCCGGGCTTGCAATCGAATAATGCTGCCGTTAGCCAGATCATCAATCGGATTGACGAATTGGTGAACGCTGCCGATCCGTCCATGGTTCTGATGGGCAATAACCCGAAAGCCGCTGCCGAGGCCATCAAAGAAGCTCGCGGCCATTGGCACCGTGCGATGAAGCTCGATACCGTCGAAAAAGCCATCTTGCGCGGGCAGCAGAACGCAGACGCCCAAATCAGCGGCGACGTAGGCCGCACGACAATGGGCCAGTTGAAGCGGGTGTTGCAGAGTGAGGCCAAGACACGCGGATTTACTGCTGCTGAAATGAAAGCCTTGGGCTCAGCGGCGGGCTATTCTCCCGGTCAGCGTGTAGCTCACGCAGTCGGTGGCTTGATGCCGCGTGGCCGGCTGCTATCTAGCATTCAGGCAGCTACGGCCATTGGTACGGGTGGTGCATCCATCCCATTGCAAGTCACTGGAATGATTGCCGGCTATGGCGCACAGAAGACGGCAGAACACCTTGCCAAGAAGTCGGTTGGCGAACTCGTCCGCCTCATTTCATCGGGCGGTGTTCCGCAGCCGATAATGAAGAATGCGATTCAGCTTCTTGCCGAGTCGAAACGCGATGCTCTTACGCGCGCTCTCATGGCCATCGCCGTCAACCGTGGCAGCACGGTCTTTGCAGCACCAATGGATCAGGGCAAAGAATAGGACGAAGGCGACGTAATCCTGCCAATCCATCGGTGGCAGTTCATGGTTGAACAGAACCAGCGACACGCCAAGGATGAGGTAGGGGAAGTAACTCATTCAGCCTCGCATGAACAAGAGCATGGCGATGCCCACAACCGAAACGGCACAGATAGTGGCCATGGTGCAAATCTTGCCCAAAATCGCGTTAGTGGACTGAGTAGCTTTTGTGTTCATTGAAATCGCGTTCTGCACCGAACGCAATTCGCCCACTATCTGGTCGCTGGGATGATATGGCCTGCCGGTGATCTGTTCGAACATGTCTTTTGACGGGTCAGTCACTTGCACTTCCACCAATCGGTGTATTCGGCATTGAAGCAGTAGCCGAGGTCAGTTTTCATCTGTGCGATGAGCGCAACCTGATTAACACAGGCATCTTTAATTTGCGCGTCGGATAGTTTGTCGCCGTCATGGTTCATGCCGTGAGTACAGGCAAGATCGGCTTCATAAAGAGCGGAAATAACTTCGTTTTCGGCAGCGGCTTCCGGCGAAATCTTGATGGTTTCGGCGGTCGCAAGGCCTGATGAAGCCAAAAGGCAAGCGGCTATCAGCGCGGCTTTCATCTGTGTCTCCAAGAGCATCTTTCATTCATACATGGTGATCCGCCGTGGCGAAAGTCAATTCCGTCATTGATACGATCTTGGGCGAAGCCGTTTCAGGCACCAAAGCCCAACGATATCAAGACATGCTGGGCATCGCATCGGTCATCTCAAACCGAGCGACGGCAACGGCAAAAACACCACACTCGATTGTCAGCGCACCAAATCAGTTCAGCGCGTTCGGGAAAAGTCTGCCTCCCGGCGCTTCTGCATACCGTTCGCTGGCTCAAAAAGCATGGGATACCGTCCAGAAGCTCGGCCCTGTCCACAACGCCACATTCTATGCCACGCCGAACGCAACGAAGAACCTGCCTTCTGGGCTCGCTCCGGTGGCGGCTACAACCGGGCACCAGTATTTCTATGATCCTCAGAACAGGGCTATTCGGACCGCTGTTGGCTATGTGACACCAAAGGCGAGCATTGCCGGTCCGTTGGCCCCGCAGTCTGCGGCACGGGCGATGCTTTCGCCTGAGGCTTATGGCATGAAAAGCGCTGCGCCATCCCCGCCGAAGGGCATGGAAGCGTTGGCTCCGAACGGCCTGAAAGGCACTGGTCCGCTAGCGTCCTATAGCCGTGTTGGTCTTGATCCGAGTGTGGGCAAGGTTCTGGACGCGCTGTCCAAGACCTCAGCAGGTCAAGCAATTGGAGGCGTGAATTCCGGCTACAGGTCAGCCGCTACGAACGCAGCGGCCAAGGGTGCAAGCAAGTCGCAACATATGGTCGGCAAGGCCGTTGACCTCGACGTTCGTGGACTGACCGACGAGCAGAAGCAATCCATCATTGATACCGCGATTGAGGCTGGCGCAAAGGGCATCGGCATCTATTCGTCGGGGAGTAGCCTGCACGTTGACACTCGCGCAAATCCCGCCGCATGGGGTCCGCAAGGCTATAACGGCATCAACAAGTTCGACGGTGTGCCGGGCGACGTTTCCGAAGCAGACATAGGGTCGCTGCCGGGGTGGGCGCAAGCCTCCATCCGGGACATGTATGGCGCTGGAACCTTTGCCGTAACGCCGCGCACGACAGCTCCTACGCCTACGGCTCGCCCGGAAACCCCCGCAGCCTTTGCAGCCGCTCCCGTTGGCAAAGTCGAACGCATGGCATTGGCACCGGCAGCGCCGCGCGCACCCGATCCGGCCCGTTTCGCTTATGACGTAACACCGCCTTCACAGCCTAGCGGCTTCGGCGTTGTGTCGGCGGCGCAGGCCGCGTCCATGCCTCCCGATCCGATGACCACCGCCAAGGTTGGGAGGCTGGCCCCTGCCGTTTCCATGCCTGCCCGTCCGACGACGCCCACACCGGCCACTGCATTGCAGGCGATGAATAAGCCCGCATTCGCGCCGTCCATGGCTGTCCCGACTTCGGCAATCGCAGGGCTGGTGTCGAAAACGCCCACGGCACCAACACAGACATTCACACCCCAGCCGACGACGCTCATGCCGCCGTCTGTCGTGGCACCGCCCGCACCGCCCGCGCCCGTTGCTCGTGTCTCGGCTCCTGCCTCTCGGCCTTCAATGCCAGCAGCCCCGCGCGCAACGGCAATGGACGTGTATAGCGGCGCGGCCATGCAGGCGATGGACAACACCGGCAAGAACATGGTGTCCCGCGATGCGCTCGGAAACATCAGCGTCACCAATCAATACGGCGTGACGACGACGACAAGCCCAAGCGGGTTTTCTAGCGTGTCGTTCGGGCCGAAAGCACCATCTGCCCCGACTCCATCGGCAATCTCCGGACCTCTCGGCACTCCGGGCGTCACACAGTCCAAGGGCTTTCTCGGTATCCAGCCGGCCAAGACCGAGACAGGCAACATCGCTCGCGGCGTAGTCGGGAGTGCAGTTGGCAGCGCAATCGGCAGCACCCTCGGCCCTATCGGCTCCCTGATCGGCGCGGCTCTCGGGAGCTCCATCGCCAAGGGCAAGAACCCGCTCGATGCTTTGACCGGCAACAAGCAGGGCATGCTTTCATTCAACAGCCCGGTATTCGGCGTCATCAACGCTCCGTCTCCAGTCGGCGGGCTTGGCTTCCCCAATGCGCCTACGGCCAAGGGAGCCTTGGGCGGCACTCAATCGAACAGATCAATGGACGGCATGAAGGGCATTTCGCCCGGTGCCGCAGCAGCAATCGGCAAGGGCCTTGGAGGTCTCTATTAGACTTGAGTCCAAGTCTCGCGCGAGATGATTTTATCAACAGCGCGGCGGTCCACTCCAAAAGACGTAGCTATTGTAGAATTTGCTAGTCCGGTCAACTCTTTCAGTCGTCTGATCGCGATAACTTCCCGTACAGACAACTTGGCACCGCCCCGGCGATTGTCGGTGCCGTGTTCCTTCTTATCTGCTTCGTTCTCGGATTGGGTTTTCCAGCTCAAATGTCGTTTTGCTACGCATCCTAAATTGCCCTTCCCGCAGGAATGGGCGGCTTGATAGGTTTCGTCTGGAGGCTCGCCATGGGCTTCCATGCACACCAATCTAGAAACGATTTGTGGCCTGCCTTCGTAGCGCAACTGACCGTAACCACGTGTAGTGCTAAACGGCCAAATGAGGCATTCGTCGCCATCGTACGCAAGCACAGTATCTTGGTAGAAGCGCAGCGCTGTCCATCTTGGGATGACCCCAGCGGTTGGGTCTCCATACCGTTTCCATCGATTGTAGTGGTCGAGGCAATAACCGTGGCCGCTATGCGCCTTGCCGCAATCTGGAATGGAACATATACGCTTGGGTCTAGCCATTCTGACCTCCTTCAAAGGTTGGCTTGGTTAGAACCCGCTGAGCGCGCCAACGCTCAAGCGGGTTCGCCCTTTCTAGCAAATAACTCACTGGAATCAAAGACTAGAGTGGCTTTTGCCGCTCTTTTTCTGCTTGTGGAAAGGTAGCTTAATGGCAGGCGTTCTGGAATACTCGTCAACTGCGGCGTCTAACACGACGCTCAACGGCATCGGCATTGCCGGGTCGAATTCCGTCAAGAATGGCGATGATGCGTTGCGCCAGCTTATGGCCGATACAGCATCAGCCATTACCAAGGTTGTCGACAAAAGCGGCACCTACACGGCGCTGAAAGCTGACTATAACCAGATGATCCGGGCAACCGGGACGCTGACATTGAACCTGACTGCGGCGGCGACACTCACCGCTGGCTGGTGTCTATGGGTCAAGGGTGATGGCGGGGCGGTCACCGTCGATCCGAACAGTTCCGAGCAGATCAACGGGGCGACGACACTGGTTCTGGCAGATGGCTTTTCAGCCTTCATCGTTTGCACAGGCACGGCGTTCCGCGCAGTGGTGGTTGGCAATGGCGATGTGACCCTCACCGGAACGCAGACCCTCACCAACAAGACGCTCACAAGTCCAACAATCAACGGCGGCACTTGGACAGGGGGCACAGACCTTGCGATTGCCGATGGCGGAACGGGGCGGTCGTCTCATACTGCATACGCCGTACTCTGCGGCGGGACGACAGCGACAGGTGCGCAGCAATCCATCGCCAGCGTTGGGTCGTCCGGGCAGGTTCTGACATCGAACGGAGCTGCTGCGCTTCCCACCTTCCAGACGCTGACTATCGACTACGGCGCAGGCAACGCCGCGCTTGCTGTGGGTGATGTCGGCACTTGGGCCTATCTCATGCCGGCCACCGGGGGGTCCGCAACCTACGCGCCCGGTTCAACCCTTGCCGGGGCCAGCCTGACCTATGCCGGTTCGCAGTTCAGCGGCGGCACAACGCGCGGCACGTCGCCCTCCGGCACATGGCGATGCATGGGCCAGTCAGCCCGCAACACCACGGACGCCAACTGCTATTCCACCGCATGGCTGAGGATTTCCTGAGATGATCGAATTTCGCAACCCGGCCTTCAACGCGGCAGGGACAATCGACGTTGAAATCAACCATCCTCAACTTGGATGGATACCGTTCACGGCATCCCCCGATGACAGCACGGAATATGGCCCTGCCATCTATGCCGAGGCCATTCAGGGCGACGTGGCGGAGTATGTCCCGCCCGAACCAGTAGCGCCCGACCGCGTTACGGCACGGCAGTTCAAGCTCGCGCTTCTACAGGCTGGCTTGCTGGCATCCGTCGAAGGCTGGATCGCCACGCAGTCTCAGGCCGTTCAGATCGCCTACAACAACAGCGGCACCTTCGTCCGCGATGAACCCATGATGCAGGCGGGCTTTACCGCGCTCGGCTTCACGCCAGAGCAGATCGACGCCTTCTTCACGGCTGCGGCTGAGATTTAGGAGGCCGGCATGAAACTCATCTCAAACTGGCGGGCTGTGCTGAAACACGCATGGTCTGTGCGGCTTTTGCTGCTTGCCGGCATCCTGTCCGGCCTCGAAGTGGCCTTGCCGCTCCTGGATGGCATCCTGCCCGTACCCCCCACGACATTTGCCGTGCTGTCCGGCCTTTGTGTCTGCATGGCCTTCATCGCGAGACTGGTGGCGCAGGACCGCGTTTCAGGAGTCCGTGATGGCGAGTAGGCTGAAGAAGGGCGGGGCCGCGATGGCCGCTGCCGTGGCTCTCATTGGCGGGTACGAGGGCTTGCGGCTTGTCAGCTATGCCGATGTGATTGGCGTCTGGACCGCATGCTATGGCGAAACCAAGGGCATCCGCTCCGGGATGAAGTTCACCAAGGCCGAATGCGACGAGATGTTCGCCAAGCGCCTTGTCGAGTTCGAAACCGGCATGCGGGCTTGCCTCAAGCAGCCGGACGCGGTGCCGATCAAGCCTTACATCGCCTTTTTGTCGCTCAGCTACAACATCGGCGTTGGCGGCTTCTGCAAGTCGTCTGTGGCGGCGTTTGCGAATGCCGGAGACTACCACGCTGCCTGCAATCGTATCCCTGCGTTCAACAAGGCTGGTGGGCGCGTCATTCGCGGCCTCGTCGTTCGCCGCACAGATGAGCAGAAATACTGCTTGGCAGGTGTCCAATGAAACCCTTTCTCATCGCCGTTGCTGGCGGATTGTTCACCGTGGCTGCCTTGGCGGCACTGTTCTGGTGGTGGTTGGCGATATGACTGGCATTCTCTCGACTTACGACCGCATTCCAGAGCCGAAAGGCGGATGGCGCACGGCTTCCAGCTTCACGGATTCGGAAAGGCTGAAGCTTCGACCCGTAGCGGAAACGCTCGCGATGCTGGACGGCAACGCATTCTTTGGCATGGGTGACGGTGAGCACTATTGGGCAGACCAGTATTTGCCAGAAGCCCACGCCCTCTATGAAGCGAACGGTGGCGACAATGGCTGGGCGGGCGAGGCTTCGTTTGCGAAGGCATATCGCTCATGACCCTCCGCGCCTACATCGCCCTTGCCGTGCTGCTGGCGTTCATGGGGCTGGGCGGTGTTGCCCTCTACTACCGAGCAGAGGCGGCAGACGCAGCCAAGGAAGCACAGCAGGCCATTTCCGACAGGGATACCGCCATCGCTGCCAACAAGGCTCAGGAAGCCACGATAGGGCGGCTCCGGGCATCTGCGGAAGCCAATGACAGGATCATGGCCCAGATGGCGGAGCAGATCGCGGCCATCAATACCGCTGTTTCGGAAACCAGCGATGAAATCGGGAAGCTCAAAGATGCGAATGAAGATGTGCGGGATTGGCTTTCTGGCCGCGTGCCTCCCGGCGTTGGCGAACTGCTCAACCGCTAGGACCGTCGTAACGGCACCTGTCGTCATCCGTGAGAGCGTTCCCGCTGCCTTGCTGCGTCCATGCCCGCCAAAGCAGAGAAAGCCTCTGGTGACCACGGCAGACGTTGTTTCGAGGCTCACATACACCGAAGCGGCTCTAGCGACATGCGCCGCTCAAATCGACGGAATACGGCAATGGAACTCAGGCCAAGAATAGCAACCTTCATCCTCATAGCGGCGTTTCTGATCTGCGCCGCTGTCACGATCTATCTTTCATTCTAGCAGTGCAGGGGCCGGGGAATTGGATAAGGCAAATGCGATGGACGAGAGCGCCATACCCGTCAACAGAATGGTGGAGTTGCCCGAGGAAACCCGGCAATTCCTCGCCGGCCTCAGTCGTGACGATGTTGCGACGTTGAGAACCGGCCTGCCCATCATCAAGGCCATTGTCGGCTTTGGAAAGGTCACCAAATGGCTGGCCATTGCCATCCTTGGCATTCTCGGCGGCGTCGTCATGTTTGGTGAGAGCGTGTCGAAGATCGTCAGTTGGTTTCGGCAGTGACCATTTCCCCGGCACGACGGGCACTTACTGAAACCACCCCAGCCATTCCAGAACTCGCCTCTGCGCCTCACTCAGTGCCATCGCGAGCCTCCTTGCCACCCTTGATGACCGTGAGCCGGGGACCGTCCTTGTAAGCCGACAGGTCGCAACCACCTTCGAGGAAGGCAATAATCTCCGCCGCCCGATCGTCGTTGTCATCGCAACCCCATTCGTCGAGAGCGTCGAGGAAAAGGGAAAGGGCTTCAATCTTTTCCATCGCGGGCCTCCTTCGCAGTCAGGATGGCTATGAGCAGGGCGATGGCGGGGGTGGGGCCTACGCCAGAATAATTTTGCCATCCGTCTCCCGGCGGAAACAGCCTAGCGCCAACTTTCCCGCTGTCAGCAATCGGCTTCCCGATATCGATATCCCCACTCCACCCCGGCAAGACGCGCTCGCACAGGGCGACAGCAGCGTCGAGGGAGGCGGTGTAGGCTGGAAGCTTGTCGGAAAAGGCGCTGTAAAGCTGCTGGCGCCAGCCGCCACTATCGGTAGGATAGTACCACGCCTTCCGGTCGTTATCGCGCTTCTCATAGACATAGCCGCCTATGGTGGTTGCAATCAGCGCATCCACTTCCCGGTCTGGCGCTGTAAGAGAGGCCAAGGCGCTAATTAGATCAGACGACATGTTTCCAAATCTTTCTTCTTGCGACCATCGAAACTAGTGTTTCACCGACACCGAAGTCCTTCGCGATGCTTGAAAGGAGCTCTCCTGAGGCGCGCCGCCTCCGAATCTCCCTAACACCCGGTTCAGTGAGTTTTGATGTGCCGATGTCTTCGCCTCTGAATCGCCCTGGGCACCTGTGGGTCCAGTGCCGGTCTCCTGTTGGATACAGGCCCGTTTCAACTGCGTGCCGGGAGTTTTCGAGCGGGGTAACAGCCTCTAGATTTGCCGGGCTATTGTTTCGCTTATTGCCGTCAATATGATTGACTTGAAGGGTACCCAATTCCCCCCACCAAGCTTCATAGACGGCGCGGTGGACGCGAATATCCTTCTTTTTCTTGTCCAAGCCGAAAGTAATTCTCTCGTAGCCTGTCCTAGAGATCGCGGCTTTCAGAACCTTGCCGCTACGCATGTTTCTAATGCGGCCAAGAGAGGAAGCTTCGTAAGGCCAGCCTGGCACCTTTCGCCATTCTTCGGGTAGCCCTTGCAGCCTGGATAGGAGGTTAGCGGTCATGGGCGACCCCACTGAAGCATGAGAAAGCCGAGGAAAACGCAAAGGGCGATATCTGATGCGTCTCCAGCATCCCAATCACGCCAGACGGGAATGCCAACACCGCGCGCCAGCCAAAAGGCAGATGCAGCGAACAGGCCAGCAACAATAAAGGCTCGCATCACCCCACCTCCTTCATGAGTTCGCGGAGAGCGGCGGCGATGGCCACATGCGCCGATCCGAAATAATCCCAGTCTTTAGCGGAGCCGTAAGTTTCGACGGCGACCCCAATCGCCCTTTCCACGCTCGGCGCGTGTATCTCGTCCTTGTGGACGATGGAGAAGCCGGCTGCGGTGAGGGCTTCGATCTGGAAGTCCACGATCTTGCCTTCGAACGTGTCTGCGCGCCGATGAGCTAATGCGCCCATGTTCATGCCGGCGTTCAGTATCGCCTTCGCCATCACGTCTCTGGCGCTCATCGCGTCACCTCGTCGGATAGAGCGGCGCGACCGGCGTCGGCTGATGTTACAAATCCTGCTACCACATCGGATGGAGCCCCAGCATTTGTAACACGCTGTTTTTGCACCATGACGTAGTCGCCCCATTGCTGTGCAATTGCCGCGGCGTGTCCGGGTGTGAACTTTGACCGCGCCATGCGACGTTCTTCCGGGTCGGCGGTAGGAGCCATACGGAAGACTTCATCGCGCGCCGTGGAACCGTCGAGAATGCCGGTCGGGCGAAGCTTCGGGAGCTTCTTTCGCGTCCACCAGCAAGTCGCTTTGGTTACATTGTCAGGACCATCAGGGTCCGATGCGAACCACCACGGCTGCACAGTCTGATCCGGGTCGCCGATCATCTGTCGGGCGTAGCCCAGCATGACAGGGTTCTCCCACGCAGCATATTCGACCGGGCAGTTCTGCATGTGGTTCCAGAATGCCCAGGCATGCCGACCCATCTGAAGCCAGCGGTCTTCGTTAAGACCACCGTTCTTGCTCATGTTCTGGTAGAGGTGTTTCGCCCCCGAATTTGCCATGAAGGTGCAGGTTCGGTGAAAGATGGCCAAATCCCATCCATCGTGTTCAATATCTGCCCAGTCGCCCTGGTAATGTGGGCCAGGGGCTGTGGTTGGGGAGAAGTCGCAAGACATCGCGTAGTGGCCGCGAGCAATAAACGCATCCCGGATCGTTCCGCTGTATTCTCCGCCTATCAGGACGCGCAGCATCACTCACCCCCTTGCTGTGGAGCGGCGGGGAGGTCGAGAGGGCGCCAAAGCGTGAAGTGGTTTGCCGACAGGTGTCGCGGCGTTCCAGGCTTTCTAGCTTGGTGGAAAAGCTCCGCCTTCCAGCATGATACCATGTCGGGGAAGTCGGGCGACCATGCGAGGAAGAAGCCTGTTTCCGGCGCGCTGTCCATCGCCCGCCACCCGGAGACAGAGCCGGATAGTGCTGCGCGGGCGGCGAAAGGCAGTTCTGCGCCGACTTCGTTCTCTATCCAGTCGCACAGGCCAGCCACCGTCTCGCTCAACCGCGCCTTGTCCGCCTCGGCGGCATAGAGGTTGGCAACAATCTTGTTGGCATCCTCTGCTGCTTTGACCGCACCGTGATCCGCTTCGTAGTGCCCACCATCCCGATGGATGCGAGCCAGCAAATTCGACAGGTGATGTTCAGCCTCGCCTAATGATATTCGCGCCTCATCCCGTTCCGCCTCGGCGGCTTCGGCGCGCTCAACCTGTTCGTCAAATTGTGGCTTCCAGAACGTCTCAATGTCCGCCCGAAGTTCCTTGACCTCCCGCTCAAGGGCTTCGATGCGGTCGGCTGCTTCATGTTGGATCGGTGCCGTCTCGAATTTTCTGACGAACTCGTTTGGGTTGTCAGGCTCTTCGCCAGAGCCGACGGCACCCAAGCCGTCAGTGATTGGAATGCGGTAGATACCGCGCAACCGGTCAACCAGTGCCTCACTCATGACCGGACATCCTTCGCAGCGAGTGCGGCGCGCCCTTCGGCCTCGAACCACTCGACTGCTTTTTCGGGCGGGCAGTTGCCTGTTTTTAGGTTCGTGATGAGGGTGGCTATGACGTATTCGCCAGCGTCTACGCGGCGTTGCAACTCCGCGACGGCCTTAGCAACAGCATCGATTGCGCCAGACGCATCCAGCGCCTCCACCACCGTCTCATCGTCCTTGACGGCAGGCTTTGTGGCGAGGGCGGAGCGGCGAGTGGCGTAGTTCGCGCACCATGCAGCAACAGGGCGACCGTCGTACATGATGTCGTTGATTGCGCACTCTTCTAGCTTCCCGATAATCCGGTAGGCTTCGTCCAGTGCCCCCTCTGCTTCTTCCAGCTTGGAACGGAGAGAGGCGATGGTGTCCAGCAATGCGCCGATGTTGTCGGGAGAGCAGAGGGCGAACCACTTCATATTCGCTTCATTGTCATCATGGATTTGGCGGTCGATGATCCGGGTCGTGTAGGAGCGCGCGCCGCCGCTCCCCGAAATTAGGATCAGTCGTTCCGGACGGGTGGCATCCTCAGGATCGAGGTCTATACCCTCCAGCCACCATCCGCCGTACTCGTTCTTGTGAATAACCGTCTGCTTGGCAACCCAAGGCCCCGGCGTCACGCCGTCCATCGCCTCACGCAGGCGTTGCTCTATGTCAGACATGGCGGGGCTCATTTCGGCTTGACTTCGGTTTTAAGCTGAACCGCAATCTGACCAAGCTTGATATCGACGGCCTCTTTCAGGCCGCCAATGATCGTTTTGTGCGCCTCCGAAACGGCGGCAACCATCGCCCTCTCGATTGAATGCTGAAGGTGCTTGTCGATCAGATACGCCACTCGCGTGCCCCTCTTGTTCCAACTGAAACCGCCGCTCTGACCTTTTTCCTTGCCATCGTAGTCGACTTCCTCTCGCATCCATGCTTCTGCGCGTTGCGTCAGGTATTCGATGAAGGTGACGGGCTTGCCAACCTTCTCGCCCCACTGGTTTGTTTGCTGGAGAACCAACCCCTCGACCATTTCCTCAACGCGAGGCAGGACGTGCTTGTCGGCCAGTTCGTTCACGACCTTGTCGAGCCGCGCCTTGACCATGTTGTTGAGCTTGTTGGCGAATGGACTGGTGCCGAACCAGTCGTCACCATTCTCGTCGTATCCGATGCTGGTGAGCATATTTTGTGCGAGTCGATCCACTAGCTTTTCAGCGAGCTTCTCATGATCGAGGCCAAGGCTTTCAAGTGTGAGTTCAGACATTGATTATCTCTCCCGTTCCGAGGTGCTTTCGAGGCATGATTTTTGAGGATTTTGTCGGTCGATGCGTGTCTACCGGGACGAGCATCAAGCCTTTGGAATGCCAGTAGGCATGAGTCCGTTGCAGGCCGCGAAGCCAGAAGAAGTATTCTTCCCACTTCTCAAGCCGATGCTGGTCCAGAGCCTCATGACAGGCGAGGCAACCGAATGCGGCATGGAAGTCATCTGACTTGTTGCCCATACCCTTCACATCGGATGGGGCGTGGCAAAGAACCGTTGTCTCCGCGTTGTGGCTGCAGACATGCGGTATCTGGAAAGAGCAGGGCTGCCCCTTGGCGCTGTTGCGGAGTTTCGTGGAGACGATGCCCATCTACGCCCCCTTGCTCAATGAAGGAGAGCGAAGGGCCGCATGGACCGCCTGGTACTTGGCCTTGCGAGCGCGGCCGATGGCCTGAGTGCATCCGCGACGACGCGCGATCTGTTCGGCTTCCTTGGCCTTGCGCCATTCTGGTAGTGCAGACATCGGGCTATGACGGCGCTGCCACCACCATATGATTTCGCGAATGAAGGTGTTCATGCTGCCTCGCTTTTCGCGGTCGAGCCGCGTTCCACGCCAAGCAGGTCGTCAATGAAATCCAGCACGTCGGTCTTGGACTGCTGGAATTCGCGGGCATCCATCGCGCTCTTTTTCTGGCTCTTGGCGGTCCAGACACGCACCACGCAGTTAACCGGCACGACGATGCAGTAGTCGTCCATCGGGCGCATGAATGCAGCCACGCGCTCGGCTTCGGCCATGGATGACAGAACAATGTCGCGCTCGTTCCGGTAGCCGCAGCGAATGAGAGCCTTCTTGCGAAGATGCTCAACGGTCGGATATTCGCCCTTCATGTGGTCGGGCAAATTGTCGAAGCCATTCTTCACGGCTGCGAAATAGTGGTTGTGGCTGGCGTCAGATCGGTCGTGGTGCTCAACCATCTTGTAGACTTCACCGACAACAAACTCCTTGTCGGCCCGCGCCATCCAGAAATTGGACATGACGCGGAAATCGCCGTCACCTTCGTACCGTAGGGGGATTGGAGCGCTCGCCATTTTGCTTCACCCCGCCATCAGGTATTTTGCGGCGTCGGGAAGATCGTCGTTGACCGGCTTTGCACCGTACCGACGAATGCGCTCGACTAGCTCCGCCAACTCGTCGTTGAAGCGGTCAACCTCGTCCGACATGGCTTTGATGTAGGCTTCGTCGCGATAGACGCGGACACGCAGCATCGGCAGCTTCGGCCAGAAGGAAACGAAGTCCCACCACTCACGTTCAACGGTCCAGATATTCCCCTGAACTTGGGCGACATGCTCGGGCGGCAGCCGGTCGCGTTCCAGCCGATCGATCTGGATATCTGGCAGCGCTGTCTTGATTTCCAAGCCGCCATTTGCACCGATCAAACTATCGGGGCTCGCGCCTTTCATACCATTGCGGACGAAGCCGACGCGCTCCGGCTCAACGTCGAGGATGAAGGCATAGGTTTCGCGCGCCTCGTCCTCCATCGCTTTGCCGCGCTCCATATAGGCGTTGGAGTAAGTTTCGGCTGGCTCTCCAGTCAGTATTTCGCCGGCGAGGACGCGCATGTATTTCGAACGCGTCTTGCCTTCGCCCTTGGCCATCACGGTCGAGAACATCGATGCGGTAGGAATTCCTGCGCGGGCAATGTGCCAATCGGTGGAGCCTTGCTCCATGTCGAAAATCTGGATCATGAGTTGCCAAGCCTCTGTGTGAGGACGTTGACAGCCTTGTCGAAGTGGCGAGCCGGGAGATCGGGAACGGCATCGATCTTCGCCCACTCGCAGAACTTGTCGG